TTCTCGACTTGATCGCGGACCCACTCAGCACCCGTACGGGTTTTTCCAAATCCTCGTCCGGCCTGGATCAGCCAGTAGATCCACTCCTCGTTAGGCGGCGGAAGCTGGTTGTCCCTCGCCCACAGGGACCACTCCTTCTTCAAGTACTCCCGCTCCACGTCGCTCACGCTGTTCAGTAGCTCGGCTCGCTCGTGCTCGGTCAAGCGCGTTAGCGAGTTTATCTCTCGCGGAGTTTCGTTCCGCACGCTGCTCGGCATCGAGATCATTCTTCTCCACCTTTTCTGTTTGGTCGAGGTACTGCTTGCCCAAGTGGACCAGCATGCGTTCGCTGCCCATCATCGCGGAGTCCCATTGCGCCAATCGCAATCGCGCCTTCGCTCGCTCGCGCCCCCTCGCCCACACTGGCGCAAACGTGATGTTGAACTGTTCCTTGGTGAGCCCCGTCACCGCAATCACTTCAGCGGGTTCGCACATGAGGCTCCCTAACCGCTCCACGATCATCAAGTCCCGCTCCGTGGGACACAGCGGATCGTCCATGATCGCCGTCTCCATCGCATACACCCGTTCCGTGGTCGGCAAGGTCGCTTCAGGCGGCAGGATGATGTTCACACGATCGAGATTCCTCAATCGGCGTGGGGGATCCGGTACCGGGAGATTTGTATCTAGTGTCTCGTCACTCATAGTTTCTCGTTAAGGCGTATTCCCTAGCACGAGACTTGTTTGTCACATATTGTTTCATGATTGTCAAGGTTTGTGCAGCGAAGGGGGCGGGTTATGTCGCGTGCTGCATGCTTCGTGTTCCGAACTATCACGAATGTTTTTTTCTCTAGGTATTTCAGGTGGCCTGCGAGTACTTCGAGGGGTGGGTCGAAAAATTTTCCGAACGTGGGGCGGGTCTACCACAATCCCTGGTAGTGGTAAAAATAACACACACAACTAATTGATTGGTATAGAATATGCTTGCTTGCATAATCGGTGCCGCTTGTTGCGCGTTGCATATAGCATGCCATGTATCACGCCTTGCATATCTCATACCACGTTATACGAAACAAGAAACACAAGGCACAACTCTTGCATTGCTTTCCTCATGGTACGGACCTTGCATAACGTATAGCATGGCGCGTTTCTTGCATATTGACTTTCTGGCATGGAAAATGCTAGAGCATAATTCATGCCTCGTGTTACGTGATTCGCGGCATGAAAAATGCTAAGGCAAATTGCATGCTTCGTGCTACGTGATTCATGGTATGTGTTTTGCATGGCGCGATAATTCCTCGTTGTTCATTCCTGCACACAACCCACACAAAATTGTCCGCAAACTGTAACTGAATCCTTTTAGATCCAGTACTTAAGAGGTATATGATTATCCGTTGCGTTTCTATATATTGCCTTCACCTTGCAATGACGCAAGGCAAAAACAAAGAAGGGAGCATATGAATACGTACTATACAAAGAGGCAGACACAAGGCTTACTAAAAGCCTATGGGGTAGATAGCACGCTACTTCCAAAGAAAGAGCAAAAAACTCTAATAGAATTCCCTTTTCAACCTTTGCGTTTTGTCATTATCCGAAAAACAGAAAAGAAAAGTACTTATGGGGAGACACTGTATCAATTCACGTTTACCAATACACTCTAAGAAGGGAGTTTTAACCATGTATAGCCTTTACTCTAACCAATGCCCCACTTGTGGCGGTAGCATGTCGATCGATCGATTGAGAAGTTTTTGGGTTGCGGTAGCTTGTGAAAATTGCGGGAAAGAAGAGCAAGGCTTGATAGATATCGGGGAAATTGCTGATAGCGTAAATGATTCACTCTTTGACAGGTAGAAAGAAAAACAATGACACAAGCAGAACTAAGAAGTTATGGCCTCAGCGATCAGAAAGGATAGCACGCATGAACATCGAATTACCAGTCAAGGTGGGAGACGTGTTGTGGTTGCCTCAGCATTGTGCGTGGCAAAAGACACAGCCATGTTCAGTCTGCAAAGGCCACAAGTCGGTATGGGTCCGCAACGTCGAAGGTGAGGAATGGGAAGTACGCTGCGAAGCCTGCGGGAAGGGGTACAACGATCCGCAAGGATGTGAGACGGACTATGTGTATGAACCGCATGCCGCTCGTTTTGTGGTCGGAGAAATCACGCGGGTTGAGTTCCAGAAGGACGGGACGGTTGAGATTGCGCTTCGGTCGATCACACAACAGTATGCGACGTTCGATCGATTGTATGCGAACGAGGCGGACGCATTGAAGAAGTCCGAAGAAGAGATGGCGCACGCCGTTCGGCAGAACATGGCGAACAATCTCAGTCGCAAGAAGGCGCAGCTCCCTGAGCATGCCTGGTCGGTACGGTACCACGGCGATCAGATCAGGGAGGCCGAACAACGTATTGAGTGGCATCGCACCAGGCTCCTGAGCAAGAAGAAAGTGGGGACCAAAAAGACACAGGGTGCGGCGGTAGCATGTCGATCGATCGATTGAGAAGTTTTTGGGTTGCGGTAGCTTGTGAAAATTGCGGGAAAGAAGAGCAAGGCTTAATTGACATAGGCAAATTAGCTGACAGCGTAAACGATTCACTTTTTGACAGGTAGAAAGAAAAACAATGACACAAGCAGAACTAAGAAGTTTTTGTAAATGGTACTTTGTAACTTTAACCTTTTTTCTGGTGTAACTATGCTCTTTCACGTTTGCATCGTGATACTAGTTTTTTTGATTGCGTGCTTTCATGATTTAACAATGAGGTAACTAGACATGAAAACAGAGAACGAGAAAAAAGCGATTGCGGCGCTTGCTGAATTACTAGCGGAAAGTTTTGCTGTAGAGACTCATTACAATTCAGAATTCTATAAGGCAAGAAAGAAAGCGCAAAAAGCCTATAAAAAACTAATCGAAGGTTAACCATGAATTACAAAGAAGTGGCTTTTAACATTCTCTCTAGTATGTATCCAGGCTCTTTTACTGTGTCCGCTGAAGTAGCTTATAGGGAAGAATTCGACAAAGAAGACGGAGTTTTCTATCAGGACGTAGAAAAAATTTACTTGTCTGAAAGCGTACCAGAAAAGAGTCAGAAAGAGGCTAAGGAAAGAGCTTTAGAAACTTTCTACAATCTACCCAAAAACAAAGAAGGGAAAATTTAACCATGAAACTTTTCACCGAAGAAAAAGCAAACACCAAACTAAGCAAGGGAACAAAATTCGAGCGGTACTATACAATAGGATTGTTTTTATATCCTGGTTCCGACAATTCAAAAAACGTGAATCTCTGCCCCTTTGCTTCAAAGGCTTGTCTATCTGCCTGCCTTAACACGTCCGGGTTAGCTAGTGTCTTCCCTAAAATTCTTGAAGCAAGAAAGAGAAAAACAGAAGAATTTTTAAGTGATAGGAAAGGATTCACTCATAGACTAATCAAAGAAATTGCACAAGCGGAAAAGAAGGCAAAGAAAAACGGAAAAATTCTTGCGGTACGGTTAAATGGTACAAGTGATATCGACTTTTCCCCGGACATTTTCAAAGCCTTCCCCGACGTTATTTTTTACGATTACACTAAAAGCATTTACAAGGTGCGAAAAAAAGCTGAAGGGATTCTACCTAGTAACTACTCGCTAACGTTTTCCTATAGTGGGGAAAATTTACAGGAATGCAAAGAGGCATTATCACTGGGTAACAATGTTGCAGTAGTTTTTTCCTCTGATAATTTTCCTAGTGACTTTCTAGGGTATCCCGTTATTAGTGGGGAAGAATCTGACTTGCGTTTCTTAGATAGTAAACCTTGCATTGTCGGATTGAAGGCAAAGGGAAAAGCAAAGAAGGAAAATTCTAGTTTTGTAATTCAGATTGATAAAAAATAGGGAAGGGAAAAGGACTAGAGAATTTTTTCTCTAGTCCTTTGTTTTTCTTTTCTACCGATAGGAAAGAAGAGCAAAGGACTATAGGCAAGGCAAAGGCTCAATAGTGGGCCTAGACTGCCCTCAGAGGTACGGTAGAGAGAAGGACAAGGCAAAGGCTCAATAGTGGGCCTAGACTGCCCTCAGAGGTACGGTAGAGAGAAGGACAAGGCAAAGGCTCAATAGTGGGCCTAGACTGCCCTCAGAGGTACGGTAGAGAGAAGGATAAGGCAAAGGCTCAATAGTGGGCCTAGACTGCCCTCAGAGGTACGGTAGAGAGAAGGACAAGGCAAAGGCTCAATAGTGGGCCTAGACTGCCCTCAGAGGTACGGTAGAGAAAAGGACAAGGCAAAGCCTAACCAATGCCGGAAAATAGCGTATAAGGCAAGCTAGGCCCATTCTAGGGTAGGTACGGTATAGGGTTTGCTTTAGTGCAGGTTCAATGCCGGGAAAGAGGCTCGGTGTATCTTTTCGGGTACGGGGGTGTATCTTTTCGGATACGGAGTGTGTGATTTATGCGACAGGTGTGTAGTTTATGAGACAATTGTGCGAGAAAAACAACGTCCGGCGTATCTTTTCGGATACACCCTGTTGTAAAAACGACACAATTGGCGCAAAAAAGCGACAATCGGCTCCCCGGAGGTTAGAAAAGCGAGTTTGGAGGGGAAGACCGGCCAAAAGTCGTCCCGATTTTTGAGATCCTATCCTGCTGACCGACTTTTTGAAATCCAAAACTTTCAACACCGATCGAGTAATCCCGACCTCCCCGGTCGGAGATCTCAGATTCCTCCCGGCAAAGGCACCCCATCAAGGCAGAGAACAGCTTATATATCCAGTATCCTAGAAAATATATAACATCCATGAGACCACAACATCCACAGGTAAAATAATACCTATACCGATGTCGTGTACTCATGGATGTAGTTATATTCTTACATTATCTCTATATATAAGCTAAGGTTCAACCTGTGCCTTTGTTTCTCGCGGACTTACGAAACACGAGACTCTATTCACGAGACCCGAAGCCCTGTACTCATGGATGCAACCAAATTTGTGTGTCTCATTTTTACCACACTAAATCTATCAGGTGTATGCTTTTCCCTACACCCTCTCTCATGTACTCGTGGATGGACCAAGACAGTGACAATTTTCGTCATGTGTGTCTCGTGTCTCGACCTACTACATATAGTGTATGACAGATTTGTATGGCCTGTCACACCAATCTGACACACTGACGTTTCACGAAAACAGACCAGAAAACGTGAAATGAGGAAAATCAACAACTTGCATTCCTTTCGTTTCCGGCATTGTGCTTGCAATACTTCCGAGTATGACAGGCACAAGGGGGAGGGAATCATGAACGACGGCTACAGACCAGCTATTCGGATGGATCAGATGATGGAGGGGAAGCGGTACTTCTCAACGGTTGCGAGTGGGTGTTACACCAAAGTTGGTGAGCGGTACTTTTACACAAACGCGGCAACTGGTGAGCATCGGGCGGTGAATCTCCCGAAGGAAGAGAATCGAAACTCCTGGGCCTATATGGTGTATGAGGCAATATCATGATGAGCGCCGTCAAGAAACCCTACCAGAAGCGTCTGGTTGACGATGTGGGCCTTCTTCACTTTGTCTGTGGACTCGGAGCCTATGCGGGTCAAGTGGTGACGATACAGGCCCATTACGGGCCGTTCCGGTGGATCCGCACGCAGGATGGGCAAGACTTCTACGGAGTCGGGAAAGGATTACTGGTGACGCGATGAACATCAAGCAGTTGACTGACGAGCAGTTAGCGGAGACCGCAGCCGTCCTGCAACGGAAGGTGGATCGCGGACGGCATACGGGTGCTGATGTGGAGATTCTTCGAGTGGTGACGGCGCAGCAACTTGAGCGGGAGGCGAGGGTATGAACGACGATCTCAAGAATCTGGAAGTGCGAACGGGTCGAGCAGATCATGCGGTGATCTATGTGCAGGGCACCAATCACGCGGTGGCAATGGGGCTCAAGGTGGCGGACGCGGAGCAGATCGTGAGGATGCTCCGAGAGCACGCGGAGATGTTAGAAACGTTGAAGCACGCGGCAGCAGTGTATGGGGAGTTAAGACCGGCGAACGGGGCAAGCATGCAGACCTTGGTAGCCTATGAGCGGATCCAGGCCACGATCAAGACCGTCGCAAAGGTGCCAGCATGACACGCGAAGAACGCAAGCAACTCCGAGTGTACTTCGATCCAAAGACGACGTTTGTTGCCGAGACACGCAGCAAGAAACGCATTCGCATGTATCTCAAAAGTCGTATGTCGATATGCTGGTCGAATGGGCCGATCGACGGGACGCCGTTCTACAAGCTGTGTCATACGTCTCCGATGACGGCACGCGGGAAAGCCTTTGTCTATGTGTGCCGAACAGAACTGACACACGAGACACCAC